GGCGACTACGCGAAATCAGAGACCGATGTGCAGGCCATTATCGACTACGTCAAGCAGAACCCTATGACGAATACCTGCATCGGACAGATATCTAACCTTGGCGGAACCCCATCACCGGTAATGACTGCAGAAGGGCGCATGGTGTGGCGCTTGCAGTTCGCCTGCCTCTTTGGCGGGTAACACCAAATCAAATCACACAAGGTCGCCTGGAGCGGCCTTTTTTATTATCTGAAGTGAGGTAAGCAACGATGCAAGGCTGCTCCAATAACGAACAACTTATCGGTCGCGCGAAGACGCTGGAACTGGCTTACGGCTGTTCTGACCAGATGCCGGCAGAAGGCGACTGGAAACTCATGGGTCTGCCGACTTCTGCAACCTGGGACATGAGCCCGGAAGCGCTGACGTCTGATGCAGACAATGGCGGTTTCAGTTCGAATCTGATTGCCAGCCTGGATCCGACCTATTCCATTGAGGGAGAGGTGCGCGTTCAGGACCGTACTGATGAATTTGGCATTCAGCAGTTCGTGAAGTATATCGCCGATGAAGTCCGAGCCCGACGCCAGCCTGCGGTCTGGATGCGTTTCCATTGGGGTGATTTCTATCACATTGGCTACATGGTCCCGACCGGAGCCAGTGATGGCGGTGGAGTGAAGGAAATCGTGACATACAGCTTTGAGTTCAAACTGGCTGACGGTAACACCTTCCAGATCACCGAAGCTGATGATGGCATTCCGGTAACAGGTGTCACAGTCGCTCCGACTACCAGCACTGTAGCGGCAGGTTCAAGTACCACGTTCACTGTCAATGTAGCTCCGGATGATGCTGACAATAAACTGTTTACTGTCACTTCCTCTGTGCCGTCGCGAGCGACAGTGGCCTTCACCGGCAATACCGTGACTGTCTCCGCACCTTCTGGTGCAACGGCTGGTACCGCGGTAATCACCGTTAAGACCGTAGATGGCGAATTTACAGCCACTCACACGGTAACCGTCACTGTGTAAGCAAAACAAAGGGCAGGATTTCTGCCCTTGATTTTGTTTATGGGGGAAAGATGACACCAGTTAAAGAGTTTGGAGAATGCCTGATTACCGCCGGAGACAGGGATTATTTCTTCCGTCCGTCACTGCTGGCCATGTCGCGAATTGGCGAACCTGCTGAAATCGTTCAGACGTTCTACGACCTCTGCAATGACGAAGTGACCCCTCTGTTAAGGCGGGCTGCTGAATCCTACATCCATAATGAGTACGACCGGCTGCCTGATTGCGTGTTGCAGTACATTCAGAGTGGTCTATTGAGCCGCAAGTCGATTATGGCTGCCCATACCGTATTGACCGCCTGCTGTGCTGACGATATCGGCGAGTTGATAGGATGGATGAAGCCAGGGAAAAGCAGAAAGCGCAGTTTTGTCTGGCGGCAGGGAAGCATGCCGCCGCATAACATGGTCATAGTCGCCCAAAGCCTGATGATGCACGGCATTATCGGCAAGGCAAAAGTGAGGAAGCTTCAGCGGCACGAATCCAGCGATACCACATCTGAATTCCGGGCATCAGATTACATCATCGCAGCGCGTAACCACTTCGGTATCAGCAAGGAAGAGGCCGGTCAACTGACGATGACTGAGTTTCAGCTAATGCTCATCGCTAAATACCCTGAGCAGAAAGGGTACACCCGCGAAGAGTACGATCACGCGGCTGATGAGTACTTTGCGCGGCGCAAGCGCAGGATCGAGAAAAACGAACCTAGGATAATGAATCAACATCGTGACGTGTCACAATGCTAAAATTATGAGCGCCGCGCTTGACCACCGGATCAACATAACTTAATCTTCAATCACAACAAAAAAACTATTGCAAATCAGTTTAAGATCTTGGTGAAGCGCTAATTCACTGGGATTTTTTGCACCCTGAAACAAAGTGATTAAGGAGGAGCTATGTTTGGTTTCTCATTCAAGCGCAAAGCAACAGCTGGAGTTGAAAGTTCTGTAGACCGCTTAACTAACATTCTTATTGAAAATCAAGACAGACTAACCATCGATCGTGATGGGGTCATAAGCCTTAACTTGGACAACGAGAAAGTTCGCAGGGAGATGAAAAGACAGTTTCAGCACCTTGCAAAAGTCGAGCCCGCAAAGGCCAGGTGATAGATGGGCACTCTACTGTTGTCGGCAATACTAGTAAGCGGGTACATCTTTACAGTTACATCGGTATCTTCGAGATACAAATTTAAGCGCTCTGATGGATGGGGCGCTTATTTTTATGTCGCCACATGGGGGACTGGTTTCTGTATTCTGAGTTGGCTTATATGCTCCCTGATGGGATTCTTTGGACTGATTGACCTTTTCGCTGAATTGGTTGGTATAAACAAAGAGAATGTCAAAACCCTCATACCTTTGTCTGCCGATGCAGTTGCTACGGGTAAAAGCCTAAAAATAGCCATGTGGGTAGTCGGGACTGTTGTCCTTGCTACTAGTTGTGGTTTGTTGAATAAATTTTGGCATGCTTGCGGCGATCATCGTTTTAAGGCCCTTGCAAAAGCAGCCAGAAACAACCCACTAGAAACTTTGGCTATTGAGGCATCAGCAACTCTTTCGCCCGTGATCTTCACGCTTAAATCAAAAAAGTTCTACGTAGGGTGGGTGATACGACCACCACTCGAACATGGAAAAATTGAGCATATGGCTTTCATACCGTTACTTAGCGGGTATAGAGATAAGGATACGCTCAAGATTGTAGTGACGACTAACTATGATGCGCACTACGAAAGCATAGGGCTCTTTGGTGACGTTGTTGGCATTGACGGACCTCCCAGGGTGAAAAGCGACCTATCATTTAACGATTTTAGGGTTGTATGCCCAGTTTCAGAAATTGAAAACTTATCCTTTTTTGATTTTGAAACCTACAACAACTTTAAGTCGCAGGAAGAAAAAGAAGAAAAAAATCTGCGAAGGATTAGAACTAAAGTTGCAAGGCTCTAGCGTTAAGAATGAAACCCGCCCTCCGGCGGGTTTTTGCTTTCTGGATTACCGGGCATGTGTGACAACGATAGCCATACCAAACCCTAACGCCATAAGCATCGATCCAGCTCCTGCCGCGCCGCCAACGGACGCCATAGCGGCTAGGGCGGCACACATTTTCGGGAATCGGTGGTCATTGAGAGCGGTTTTCAGTTTTTCCATTAGTTATTCCTCGACATTAGCGATGACATTGAGTGCTGCCGTCGTAGACTAACCTGGAGAGATGGATTCACTACAGGATAAAACAGGACAAAACGTCCTGTTTTATTAAATAGTTCCTGGCCCATGGTTTTGTCGTTCCCCCGCATCCCTGCTAATCTGTCGAAAACAAACCAATGGGGATAGGGATATGAAAAAGGCTTTATTTGTGTTCTTGGCACTGATGTCATTTAGCGCGGTATCAGCTACGACATTCAGCATTCCAACGGATTCGAAAGCTAAATATACCATCATTAATAAAACCTTGAATGGCTCCATGGCAACCATCACGACCATGAGAGAGGGTCCGTCAGGTTCGTCTTACTCCCAGCGCCTGTATGACTGCACGTCGTGGACGGTTAAGTATCTTGGTGATGGGGATACGCTGGAACAGATGAAAGCATCCAAGCCTGACGAAGGCATGTCACCAATAGTTGATAATTCAATTGCGTATTATATAGGCCAACGGGCCTGTAAATAACTATACCCGCTCCGGCGGGTTTTTTTATGCCCGGAGTATGCGATGGCAGAAAAAGCAGGTGAAATTTATTATGACATTGAGGCTAACGTATCCGGCCTGATCCAGGCGCAGCAGCAGGTTAATAAGCGTCTTGACCAAATGGACGCCAAGTTTGAGCAATCGTCACGATCTGCCGGGCGGTTTGAAGGTGCTTTAAATAAAGTTGGCGTTGCCATTGCAGCAGCTTTCACCATTGATGCAGCGAAGAAGCTTATCGCCATCGGCGACGAGATGGTTACGCTCCAGGCGAGGATAGCCAGACTAAGCCCCAGCATTGACGTGGCCAAAGAAACACTTGCCTCCCTGTCTACAATCGCGGCTCAAACAGGTAATAGCCTGTCAGAAACTGAGAGGTTATGGGAATCACTGACGACAGCGCTAAAGGAAACTGGCGCCACTAACTCGCAAATTCTCGGGTTGACATCGACACTGCAAAAAATTGGCACGATCGGTGGGTCCTCTACTGAGGAAATGGCAAACGCATTGCGGCAGTTCGGCCAGTCTATTTCTGGCGGTATCGTCCGTGCTGAAGAGTTCAACTCTATTCTTGAGCAGATGCCTGAACTTGCGCGCCAGATTGCAGCGGGGCTGGGGATATCAATCGGCGATCTTCGCAAGAGAATGCTGGAAGGTAAACTGACGGCTCAGGATGCTCTTAACGCCATTCAACGTCAGTCGCAATCGGTCAATGAAGAGTTCGATAAAATGCCGGTCAGCATTGATCGCGCAAAGAACAGCCTCGATGTGGCCTTCAAAAATGCTATTAACGACCTGAACCAGGCAATAGGCCTGACCACGACCCTTGCAGGATTAATGCAGAGCGTCGCGGATAACCTCAATTACTACAACAACAATGTCGGCGATTCTTCAAGAATGCCGAAGCTGATCAAGCTCCAGCAGGATCTGAACAATGAGCTGAAAGACGGCCAGAGATGGTATGAAACTGACTCAGTTTTTCAGGCCAGAAGGGCGCAGGCAGCAGTGCAGCTGAAGCAGATCGAGGGGGAAATAGCCCACATTCGAGCAAAGGCTCAGAAGGACGCCGGAAGCAACCAGTTTAATGCGCCGCCGACCAAAGGTGATGACGCCGCAACCAAGAAGCTGGTTCAAAACTCTGAACGCCGGCTTGCGTTGGCCAAACTTGAAGGCGAGGCGCGAGCCAGGCTTCAGGCCCAATATGATGCAGCTGATGCTGGGGTGACCGATCCTAAGCGAATAAAAGCGCTGCAGAACGAATACGCCGAAACCTACCGGGTTACGGAGGCTAGGAAGGAAAGCGACAAAGCCGGGAAGCAGTCGGCGTCTACCGCAGATTCAATTGCCCAAAAACTCGAAAACCTTCGCCAGCAGTCTGAGCTTGCAGCGGACTCAACTCAGGAGTTGAGCCGTGAGCAGGCGATATTGCGTGCGCAGCAGTCTCTCGGTAAATCGGCTACTCAGGCTCAAATCCAGGAAGCAGGCAAATACGCAGCAGCCGCATGGGATGCAGCCGCAGCGGCGAAGGGGGTAACAGAGGCGCTTAATGCCATTCCGGAACAGGCTGAGAATAAATCCTACGCTGAATCCATGCAGAACCTGAAAGCGGCGCTGAACGCCGGGAAGATTGATCTGCAGGAGTACAACGCAGCCACTGAGCAGATGGAGCAGCAGCATCAGGCCAACCTTGCCAAAATACGCTCGCAGCAGGTGGTTAACCCCACCCAGCAGGCACTTGCAGAAGTTGACCCGGTGCAGCAGTTGGCCAACCAGCACGCGCAGGAACTGGCGCTGATTCAGCAGTTCGAGCAGCAAGGGGTTATCGCTCACACTCAGGCCTTGGCACTGAAAAAAGCCGCTGACACTCAGTATGAGCAGGAGCGTACAAATGCTCAATGGGCATTGTTTACGCAGCAGAGTGTAGGTTATCAGGCTCTTGGCGCTGCGGTTGACGCTTTTGGTAATCAGGCTTCCAATGCTTTAACCGGCATCATCACTGGCAGTATGTCAGCCTCAGATGCATTGCAGTCTATCGGAAACACCATTCTGAATGACGTGATTAACACGTTTGTTCAGATGGGTATGCAGCAGGCCAAATCGGCAATCATGGGGGCGACAGCGCAGAATGCTGCGATCGCAACTACGACGGCCGCACAGGTTAGTTCATTAGCTACGACCACTGCTGCCAGTACATCATCGGCGGCGGCCACAACTGCAGCGTGGACACCGGCGGCGCTGGTTGCGTCGATAGGCTCCTTCGGCGGAGCGGTCGCTATTGGCCTCGGTGCCCTGGTGGCTGCGCTGGCTGTAGGCTCATCGTTGGCCGGCAAGCGCAAGAACGGCGGCCCTGTATCTGCTGGCTCAATGTATCAGGTTGGTGAAGACGGAAAACCAGAGATTTACCAGGCCAGCACCGGCAAGCAGTACATGATCCCCGGTGATAACGGCTCTGTCATCAGCAATAAGGATTTGCAGGGCAGTGGCGGCGGCTCGCTGCAGGTAGTGAACAACGTCTACAACTACGCCAGCGGTGTGCAGGTTGACACTCGCAGTACCCAGAACGGTAGCGAGTTGCTGATTGAAACGTTTGTTACCGATCTGCAGAATGGTGGGCCCATGTCTGACAGATGGAATCGACATATGGCCTCCGTCGACAAGCATCAGGTGACTACTAAAACCAACCCGCTTCGGCGGGTTTTTTAATGCCCGGAGGAAACGTGGCAATTCAATCCCCTCCGTTCCTGCCGCTCCCACAGCGCGCAGACCAGAACATGACGCAGGATACTGCGTGGCAGACTACGCAGCCGGCTGTCGGGCCTGTAATCTTCACGCCGATAACAACTGATCTGAAATCGACCTGGTCTCTGCAATGGAAATTCACGCTGCAGCAGGCCGAGCGCTTTAAGTCGTGGCTACGTTCGCCGACGTACTGCGACCGTGGGCGAAACTGGTTCCAGATGCCGATCGATCTCGGCGACACACAAGGCGTGCAGCTTCAAACGCTGCATTTTATCAGCATGCCGGTGCAGACCAGCAAAAACGGCAGCATCGTCACCTGGACAGCAAGCGTCATTTGTAACGGCATCGAGGACATCACCGAGGACTACGACGACTGGATTGTTGAGGCCCAGCCTGGCTATGGATACTGGCTGGATTATCTGGTTACCGAAGTTATGCCGAGGGCCGACTGATGCCGACTTTGAGAGAGTGGAAGGAGCGTCGGCCGGCCAGCGATATCAAGCAGACCATCGAGTTTTATCACCCGGCGTTCGGTTACTACCGCGTGGTCAATAAGCTGTTTCGTGAAGCGTCGTTTGGCGGGAGCCTTTACCAGCCTGCGGCATTCGACATCACCGAGCCCACACAAAACGGGTCGGCCATCATCACAATGGCTATCACGTTCCTGCAGGGCGCCGAGGACGTCAGGAACACGCTTAAGAGCTGGACGGGCGCCGGGCGCATGACGCCCATTACCTGCAAATACCAGCAATGGAATGCGATCGGCGATGCGACGCCGATGAAGACCTGGTCGTTGTTTGTGAAGGACGTCGGCGCCGATGGCAGCAACGTCACGGTGAACTCTGGCAAGACCAACCCGCTGACGCTGGCCAACCCCATCATTTACACCACGAAAGACTACCCTGGGCTTATTACCGTATGACACAGAGCGAATTTATCGGGCTGGTTAATGGCAAGCCCTGGGCTAACCGCGCCTGCACGTTCGACGAGGTGGATTGTTGGGGTCTCGTCGTTTTGTATTACCGGCACGTTCTGGGGCTGGAGCTCCACCACGTCGCAGGATACGAATCTGGCTCAGATTTTATCACCTGCTACGAAGAAGAGCTCGAACACTGGCGGCGGGTTCCAGTGCCTGTTTCCGGCTGCCTTGCGGTGTTCTATTACGGCAATCAGCCGGCGCACGTCGGCGTGATGATTAACCCGGGTAAATGCCTGCACTCCCGCGGCGAGTTCGGCTTTGTCCGCATGGACAGCGCCGTCATCCTTCAGAAAATCTATAACAAAGTGGAGTATCTGGTGCATGGTTCGATATGAGCTACAGCGCCTGCCGGGCGCACCTAAGCAACGCGGAACGGAAGAACCAGGCACACAGTTGATCGCCTTGCTCGACAAGCTGAAGCTACACAATAACGTCGTGGTGAAGCTCAACGGCCGCAAACTGGATGATGATTTTGACCTATCCTGTCCGCTGCGCGCTGGCGATGTGGTTTCGGTATTTGACCAGCCAGAGGGCGGCGGACTGATTAAAACGCTGCTCAACCCGATTGAGCACCTGAACCCGATCCGTTTCACCAAGAAGGTGCTGTCGGGAATCATGGGGCAACAGACTGCATCATCTCCGTCCATTTCCACTGGTGAATCCCCGAATAACGACGCCACCGGGCAGACCAACCGCGCGCGGCTGTACAAGGGAAGGCCGAATATTTATGGTCTGTGCCGGGTATATCCGGATTTGATTCAGCAGGCGCTGTTTGAGTACATCGACAACAACAAATTCATCACTGAATGGTTTGAAGTGGGCTTCGGTAAATACACCATTTCCTCTGTCCGATATTCTGAGTCGAATCTCGGGAGTCTGGCCGGCGCCAGTTATCAAATTTTCGACCCTGGCGTGACGATAGGCACCATTGATGTTGGGTATCAGTTTGATGACGTCGATAACGAAGAAGTGCCTGGGCTGAATGAAAGTGAGGATTTTCCCGCCCAGACAGCGACGACGACAGCGCCGACAGCCATGCTGATCGAAAGCAACCAGCTGAAAGCCACAGTTTTGTCGAATGATGATAACTTTTCATACTTCGCGGCGCTTGCCGTTCCGCATCCGGTGACTTTCGTTATCAACGCGACATGGAACTCCGGCGGCGGCCCGGTGACGAGGAACGTTACCGGCAGCGGAAATATCGTCTACTCAGAAAGTTATATCGGGGAGGATACGCAGTCTTACACCACGTTCTATCTTGGCGATATGACAGGGGAGGTTACGACGCTACCGGCGGACGCCACGCTGAACCTGACACTTTTCACCCTCAACGACCAGACGCCGCTGGTGATTGGCCCGTCGGTTTCACCATTGGTGTCATCTCAGGTATGGGTGCACGTAATGG